CATTGATAGAACCGACCGAGATCGCGCGAGATGGGTGTAGGTAGACGCATTTTTTCACCAGATAGAAGGAGAAGGACAAAGATGGCTCGACTTATGTTTAACTCGAAGAAGGAATTGAAAAAACTGGGGATAATCGTTGCGAATCTCCCGGAAGACAAGAAGAAAATCACCGAAGGACTTGTCGCCGACGCTGCTTTCATGGCGGAGCAGCTGGAAAAGCTCCGTGCGCACATTGCAGAAAACGGATGGAGCGAGCAATACAAGAACGGCGAGAACCAATTCGGGAAAAAATCGTCTGTTGAGGCAGATGCTTATATAAAAATTCAGAAATCCTATGCTTCTACGATCAAACAGTTGACCGACCTGCTTCCTAATTCGACCGAGACCGCAGCAGGATCGGAGATTATGGCTTTTCTGAACAGTAATGACTAACTACCCGGAGTTATATCTCGCGGCGATCGTATCAGGGGAAGAGACGGTCTCGAACAAGGTCCGAGCGGTTTACGAGAGAGAAGTCGGATGGATGAAGAACCCACCGGCAGACTTTCCTTTTTACTTTGATGAGAAGGAAGGTCTTCGACACATAGAATTTATCGAACGTTTCTGCAAGCATTCAAAAGGACGCTTCGCAGGACAACCTTTGAAGCTGGAACTCTTCCAGAAGGCAAAGATCCAGCTCGCATTCGGATGGAGATGGAAAAGCACCGGTCTCCGGCGCTTCACTGAAGTCGTTGACATCCGAGGCCGTAAGTGCGGCAAGTCAACCGAGACCGCAGCGGTCGAGTGGGATGTATTCCTGAACGACCATGAGAACGGTCCCGAAGTATATTGCACGGCAAACAAGAAGGACCAAGCAAACCTTATATATTCCGAATGCGTGAACATGCGCATTCAGTCGCCGGAGCTGAAGGCAATCACAAAGAAAAGACAGAGCGATATTTATTGTCAGGGCAACATGGGATTTATTAAATGCCTTGCATCAGATACATCAACAATGGACGGCTTAAATCCGTCCTTTTTTAGTCTTGACGAGTTTCATGCAATGAAAACGTCGGAGCTTGATGATGTCATGATTCAAGGCCAGCAGATGCGAGACCAGCCGCTTGCATGGAGAATTTCAACTAACGGATTTGTCCGTGAAGGTTATTTCGACAGCAAATATGATTATTGGTCGCGTATTGCTACATGGGAACCGGGATTTGAAAACTATTTGATTCTTGTCCTGATCTACGAGCTGAATGACCGAAGCACCTGGGCGGATCCGGCACACTGGGCCGAAGCAAATCCCGGTCTGGGGAAGATAAAAAAGATTGAGACACTGGCGGCAAACGTCGAAAAGGCAAAACGCGATCCGACATTCCTGCCGACGCTGCTGACGAAGGACTTCAACCTCCCGGAATCCGAGTTTGCTTCCTGGCTGAATTACGACGAAGCGGTCAACGAGCAGACATTCGACATTGATTATGTATCGCATTCATACGCAATCGGAGGATGCGACTTGTCAGCTGTCGGAGACTTGACTTGTGGCACTCTTCTTATCCAGAAGCCGAGCGATCCGAATGTGTACGTGCTTCAGAAGTATTTTGTACCGCAGTCAAAGATAGATTTCCTCGAACATACGGCGAGCAAAGAAGCGCCTTATAAACTTTGGGCGGATCAAGGCTGGCTGAAGATCTGCGAAGGCGCACAGGTAAATTATAGCGACGTGACGGCATGGTTTAACGAGATGGTGGAGAAATATGACATACGACCATTATGGATTTGTTACGACCGTGCGCTTTCCGGCTATTGGGTGCCTGAAATGGAAGGCTACGGTTACGAAATGGAAAAGACTGCACAGGGACCTTACACATGGAATCAACCGATGCGCGAGATGCAAGCAGCATTCGCGGAGAAACGTGTAGTTTACAACAACAATCCGATCTTGCGCTGGTGCTTGCTGAACACGGCAGCCAAAAGAACTAAATCGGACAGCATCGAGATGCTGCAACCGGTAAAGATACAACAGAACCGACGAATTGACGGAATGGTCTCACTCCTCAACGCATGGGTGGGATATGTCAAGCACTTTGACGATTACGTCAGATATTTGAGGTAAAGGAGCAAAACGATGGGATTTTTAGACATTTTCAGACCGCTAAAGTCCATAAGAGAGGCACGTTGGAAGGAAATCGGCGCGTATGCAGCACAATTTTCGCCGTTTGGCGCGGATATGTACCAGAGCGACATTGTAAGGGCCTGCATCAGAGCGCTCGCCGAGCATACGAGTAAAGCGAATGCAGTCTGTGCGAGGGATCCTCGAATCGAGCGCTTGCTGGATATGTCGCCGAATATGTATATGAACGGCAAAGACTTCCTTTACAAAGTCAGAACGCTTTTGGAGCTGAAAAACACAGCTTTTATTTATATTGAACGCGACGACAAAGCAAACGTCAAAGGATTCTATCCGGTTCCGTTTAGTGCATACGAAGGCATCGATTACAATGGGCGCTTATATATCAAGTTTTACTTTGAAGGCGACGCTGTGCGCGAGCTTGTGCTTCCCTGGGACGATCTTGTTCCGCTGCGCAAGGACTACAACAAGCGTGACATCGGCGGCGATGATAACAGACCGATCCTGAACAAGCTGGACCTCATCAACACCGTAGATCAGGGAGTCGCTAACGCAGTTAAATCGACGGCAAACCTCCGAGGCATCTTGAAAAGCACGAAGTCAATGCTGGCACCTGAAGACTTAAGGAAACAGAAGGAGCAATTCGTCGCCGATTATATGAGTTTGTCGAATGAAGGCGGAATCGCTTCACTTGATGCGACGCAGGACTTCACTCCGATCTCGATGTCGCCGGTCGTAACCAATACAGCGACCATCAAGGAACTCCGGGAAGACATATATCGGTATTTTGGCATCAATGACGCGATAATTATGTCGAACTTCACCGAAGAGCAGATGGAAGCATTTTATGAATCACGAATAGAGCCTTTCCTTGTAGCTCTGGGGACGGAGCTGACGCGGAAGGTATTTACAGAACGCGAGATCGGTTTCGGAAACGAGATCGTCTACGAGTCGAACCGCATGAGCTACGCAAGCACAAAGACAAAGCTTGCAATGGTTTCGCTTGTGGATCGCGGAGCGCTCACTCCGAACGAGTGGCGAATGATGTTTAATCTTGCACCGGTCGAGGGTGGAGACACACCGATCCGAAGGCTCGATACAATGCCGACAGACGAGGCTCCCAAAAACGACAAGGAGGAAGACAAGGATGAATGACAACAGAGAATATCGTTTTGTCCCGATTGCCAGCTTCGAGCTGCGCAAGGAAGGAGAAACAGAAAAAAGCTACAACGTGCGCGGATATGCAAGCACCTTTGAAGAGTATGAACTCTTTGAATGGGACGGCAATCACTACTGCGAGCGCATTGAACCGACCGCTTTTGAAGGCTGCGACATGCGCGATGTTGTATTCCGCAAGGATCACACCGGCACCGTATTCGCCAGAACATCAAACAAGACTCTCTCGCTTGAAGTCGATGCGCACGGTCTGCTCACCGACACGGATCTCTCTCGCACAGCTTCCGCAAGAGCAATGCACGAAGAGATCGATGCAGGAATGTATACACAGATGAGCTTCGCTTTTGTGGTAGGCGAAGGCAATGATGAGATCGTCAAAGACAGAGAAAACCACAAATACACCAGAATCATAAAGCACATTGACAAGCTTTACGATGTATCACCGGTCTCATTCCCGGCTAACCCTGGGACAGACATATATGCTCGCAGCCGATTCGACGGAGTGATCGAGGAGGAACGCAAGGAGTTTGCGGAAAGAGCAAAGGCGCTCGAACTGGCAAAGGCCAAAGCCAGGGCGATCATGTGACAAGGAGGAACATTTATGGAAATGAATGAAATGACCTTGCAGGACGTTGAAGCAAGACTTGCGGCAATCGAAGGCGAAATCGATGCAGCCACAGAAGTCGAAGCTGTTGACAAGCTTGCAGAGGAAAAAAGAAGTCTTCTGGACAGACAGAAGACATTGAAAAACCTTGCAGAGCGCAAGGCAGACGCACAGAAGATCCTGACCGGCGCAGCAACCGGCACCACCACAGAAGAGAGGAAGAATATCATGGAAGAGAACAAGAGAACATTCGCGCTTGATAGCGTAGAGTACA